CGATGAACGAGCTCTGGTTCTTCTCCCGAAGAAGATTCCTGCGCCGGATTATCTCCTGCGCCGCTCGCTCGTCTGCATACGTCCGAATGGCGTCCCGCTCCATCACACGTCCGTCACACTTGTTTTGCGTAAAGCCGGGCTCAATCCTCACAGCTTCAGGCACACCCATGCGACAAAGCTGATTGAGGCTGGGGCAAAGCCGGTCGATGTTGCAGCACGCCTTGGACATGCCAACGCAAATATCACGCAAAACCTGTATGCACATGATACAGAGGATATGATGCAGGAGACTGCTCGCATCTTTGGGGATATTGTAGGCAAGTAG